ATGCGGACTGCCAGCGGTATTTACAGACGTCTTACGATGATGGCGTGCCCCCAGGCACCGTCACAAACACTGGAGCTGTGGCCCTATCAACTTTTTCAGGTACCACACTGCACACCATTCCGACGCGCGCGGCAATGCGGTCTTTCCCGGCGGTGACATTCTATAACCCTGTTACCGGTGCGGCGGGAACATGGAATCAGTCGGGCACGCCATTGCCAGTATCTGTAAACACGGGGGGTCACAACAACGTTACAGTTGCTGTAGCTAGTGGAGTCTCAGGTGGCTTCTGCATCGGGCACTACGTGCTACAGGATCCGTTGATCTAAATAAAACCCCGCCTAATCAGCGGGGTTTCTTTTATAGGATGTAGTAGCTTGATTGATCGAAATTGTCATCGCCTAGTATTGAATATGACACTACGCTTTCAGGCCAAACCATTCCATTTGAGAAATCATTAACTGTTAGAACAGTAGGATCACAGCATGGATTTATATCGTGAACAAGATCCACACCAAACGATGCGTTATATTCGTCGAACTCATGCCTCGATACTTTCCTGAAAATTTTTGCGATCATATCTTGTCGCTCGCTAGTGAATAGTCGGCCCAGTCGGTAGCACCATCGGCTCTTCACCTTCATAACACCGCTCAGCAATCAATACGCTAAAGTCCTGGCCTTCGCACGGCATCATCTCAATATTGAATCCAGACTCAGCCAAGTTAACCACCAGATCCGAAACCATGTCTGGAAACGGGAAGAATTTCAGTTTGATTCGTTGGCTCATAACGGAGACTCCGGCAGCGGCATCCAATGTGTAACGTCATCAACTAGATCTCCGTCGAAGTCGTACCACTCTTGATCTTCTTGACTGTAAAAGCCAGAAACCAGCATATCTGGTGATAGATACAGAAGCACATTGACCGTGACATCTGGATCTTCCTGTTCTGGCATCTTGTCTTCTTTGCTAATCCACTCACTCATTTGATCGGCTTCCGTATTTCCTGCAATCCTGAACATTCGTTACAGTAGATTACCCCGTAACTCCTTAGAAACACACCACCACTACCGCTGATCTCGTGCTTGCAACTGCAAACTTTCTCTGAGAACTCTAAGTTCTTCGCGCATCTCGACAATTCCTGCAAGCCAGTAGTTCTTTTGTTCTCCATTTTGGTATGGACAGTCATTCCTTCCCTCCAGATAGGCAACTTTGCCCTCTAGGTAGTAACGATTCGATAGACTCTTGTGCTGCATAATATTTTATCGCTCTCTTTAGTGCTTTCCAGCTTGGCCCTAGTTTCTCACTGATCATTCTCCAAGAATAACCTTCCAGATCCATTTCAGCAGCTTGGAATGCCTGTTCGTATGTAATCCTAGTACCGCCAATCCTGTTAGGTTTGTATCCTTGAGCCTCTAGAAGTTTCCTCGTGTGGCCTTCGCTGAATCCGATCTTTCGTGCGATTGCCTTGACTGGTAGTCCTTGATTGTATAGGTCCATCGCAATCATTTCTTTAGGCCCCATCCTCCATCAAGCTCTTCATCGCTCATCGTATTGAATTTGGCGCAGATATCGAGAAATTCTTCTTCATAAATCAATTCGCGTAGTGCATTGATGATTCCTTTCTGTCTCTGTTCCTCTATGTAATCTCGATACTTCTGTACCTTGCTTGGATCAACTTTTTTAGCGGCGGCCTTTACGTCTAAGACTGTAGGAGTCGCGTTGCCTTCAAGCTCAGCAATTCGTGTGGTCATCCTTAAGATTGTGTCGTTAAGATGTTTAATAGTGCCAGTGCGTGACTGGTGCTGCTTATGTCGCTTGCGAATCGTTCCGCGCAGGCTTAAGTTATTATTCTGAAGCCTTGCGGTCTCTTCTTTAAGCTCTGGAGCTAGAGCTTCGACTATTATCGATTTTATGTTCATTTTTCACCCTTCAGTCGCTCGATTTCAGCTAATGCGGCAGCAAGATCGATAGGTGTGCCGATTACGCCATCACCATCACACTCGCCGCACTTATCCATATCCGGCTCGGGCGGCTGGAAATGACCATGGTACGAGTGTGATCCTGCGAAAACTTCACCTTGACCATGGCACGATGGGCAAACGCATAATTGGTTATTCAGCCGCTCGTTCTCCTCCGTCAGCCGTGCGATGGTGGCTTGCAGTTCGGCGAGTTCGGGCGGGGCGGTGAAGTCCGGGCTCTCTAGTAGTTCATGCGGGATGAACTCCGGGAGCGGGCCGTTCAGCGCGTCTAACAGTTTTTTGCGAGGCACTAAAATTTTACTGCTCATTCGCTTGCTCCCGATTCGGTGGGTTCAATAGCTTCGAGAATGTCGGCACAGAGTGTTTGCCATCCGGCAGTTTCATCAATCGCGCCATAGGCCCGCTCAAGGAGTTCCATTAACCGGTCATTCCGCTGCTCGGCGGCTGTCAGGCGCTTAAGCAATTCTGCTTGTCCGTTCTGCCAACTGGTATTGGCTGACTTAAGCTGGTCAATGCGGGTCTTCGCCGTGGCCAGCTCTTCCCGCAGCGCAGAGAGTTCGGCCTCGTGTTCAAATGCATTCTTCATTTAAACCTCCGACAGTCCATTGCGAAACAGTAGGCAGATACAAGCAATCAGCGCGATATAAGCAGCCAGCCAGATCACGACTTGCACACCTTTTCGAAGTATCCGTCAACATCTGGCCATACGCCTTCCGAGATCATTTTGCACTTGAACGCTTGATAATCCAGCCCGTCTTGATAGCTCATGCGGTTTGATACAACGAAGCCAGCGCACAAGATAACGATGATTACTGCTGTAGTAATTGCGCGGATATTCACTGTTAATCCTCCATGCTCAATTCTGCCTGCTCAGGATCTTCCATGTCTACGCCGTCAGAGTCAAATTTGCACTCCCAAACGTGCGAGTAGAGCGAAGAGTACATTTCGTAGCTGATTCCGCCGACAAGAAGCGCACCACGCAGCATGCCGAAGATGTGCTTGTATTCGCTCGTACGTGAGCGCTGGAATTTGTCGTCAGCGAAGGAAATAGCGCGGTGGATTGTGCGCACGAACTCTGTTTGATTCTTAGTATGCATTGGGTTGCTCCTGTTGGCTTTGGGTGATTGTATTCCTCCGCCAGCAATTAGCGCAACGTTTTTCGGATAAAATGGAAATATATTTTGAGGTGCACGCAAATGAAAACGTCTCAGGCCGGTATCGACCTAATCCATAGCTTCGAGTCGTTGAGGCTGAAGGCTTATCCTGATCCAGGCAGCAAGGATGGAAAGCCTGTAACAATCGGATGGGGATCGACAGGTCCCGACATCAAGCTAGGCATGACCTGGACAAAGGAACAGGCAGACGCTCGATTCGCTAAAGACCTGGCTCGATTCGAAGTCGGCGTATCCAAGGCGGTCGGAGTTGACCTTGAGCAGCACCAGTTCGATGCGCTTGTCTCGTTCGCCTACAACATCGGGCTTGGCAATTTCCTGTCGTCGACTCTGCTTAAGATGCTAAACGAGGGCTACGTCAAGAATGCCGGCCTTCAGTTGCTGCGCTGGGATAAGAACGACTCTAAGGTTATGCCTGGTCTGACACGCAGACGTAAGGCAGAGCTGAAACTATTCTCCGGAGAACACTAATGCCGATCTGGCTAACAGCGCTACCGTGGCGATTCCTCTCAGGGCTCGCATGCGGCGCGTTCGTGGTTTTCCTTTGGCATGATGCTAGCGTGTCTAGGATTGCGACTGAGCGAGTCGAAGAGAGGCTTGAGTCTGCATTCTCAGTAATTGCCTCCAACAAGGCAGACCAATCTATAGCTAAGGCGTGGGAAATTCGCCTTTTGGAGTTGCGAAGTAATGAAAGGACTATTGTCCGTGAGCGCGAAAAGATTGTTGAGTTGCCTGTGTATCGCAACGTTTGCCTTGAGCCAAGTGGCGTGCAGCTCGCAAACGACGCAAAGAACGGGCGTATCACAAGCAAGCCTGTTGACGCCTTGCCGGATTCCAAGTGATCTGGAAGGCGTCACTGGTGAAGCCGCTCTGACTGCACTGACCGAATGGGGGGCGGCGCTTAGAGAGTGCTCTGAGCGGCATGATGTTTTGATTCGTGCTTCTTCCGGCCACCAAGATTAATATCCGCCCAGCCCGACTTGGTCCGTGGCGGGATCGGGTTGTACTTCTTGAACTCAGCCTCAATACCGCGAATCTTCATCCAGGCTCGCATGCATGAGGCGTTTTTCCAGCCGATGGCTCTAGCAGTGTCAATGACCGTGCTAAATGGCGCCATACGCTTGATAGCTGCCTCTGCTGATTCGCCAGTCTTGCGCTCGTACTCTCCTGCCGCGCTTCTATTTTGTGAGCGCTTGACATCACTAATCCGCTGTTTGTCGGCAGTTGTCATAGGGTCTGGATTCTGTACAGCATTGCAGTATCCCATCTTCGGGAACTGTATATCCTTCTTGTGGTATCGCAGCAGATACCAGAGCGTTGATCCGTCCTTGTAGCCGAGGATCTTAGCAGTCATGGTCATTGAGTTACCGTCAGCGGCGTATGCAGCGACAACATCCCAAAACGGTTCGCCGTATTCCTGCTCGACTTCCTTGATAATCGACCTAGCCACGAGCCTTACCCTTGATGTTGTTTGCGGGAAATTTGTGACGCTCAGAACCTGGATGCAATGCTTGTCGTGGAGTCATTCCTTTTGCGAGTCGCTTCGATATTTTGCAGCGGCTCACGCCAATTTCCTTTGCCCACTGAGTGATTGACTGAGTGCGCCCGTCAAGCTCAATGAATCGCGAGCGAGAATCGGCCTTGCGTGGTTTGCGTGGAGCGAATTCTTTTGGCGGCAGGCGCGGAATGAATGGGATAGCTCGCTCGCTCACATACTTCTTCAGCGTATTATGCGAGATCCCGATAATCTGCGCGGTTGCTGTCAGGCTATTTTCCATCAGCAGTTCTCGCACGACATCAACCGTTGGCCTTCCAATCTCTTTGTACAGCTCGAACGCCCAAGACATCTACTTCCTCCTTAGTGGATTGCCCCGTGGTTAGCGGGGCTTTGTTGTTACTCTTCGTCGTAGCCTTCTGGCACTGGATTGCCGGTTTGCTCCGTGTACTGCTGATTCAGATAGTAACGAACGTCACTCTCAGCGGGACCAAAGTCAGCATTGCAATGAAACCATTGCAGGTATTCGGGTTCGGCTTCTTGTGTGTTTGACATATCAGGCACCCATCAGGTAGTGAGCTGGAGCGAACGGGATGGAATCCTCGAAGTCATCAGGCGGCGCGGCTTGCTGGCTAGGCTGTGGCTTGCTCTGCTGAGGCTTAGGCGCTGCATTACCACCATCAGCCGGCTTACCGCCCAACAATTGCATTGTGCCGCGCATATCCACCACAATTTCAGTGGTGTAGCGCTTGATACCGTCTTTTTCCCACTCTCGTGTTTGCAATTTTCCTTCGATATAGACCTGAGAGCCCTTGCGCAGGTACTCGCCAGCGATTTCCGCAACCTTGCCGAACATCGACACCCGATGCCATTCGGTTTTCTCAACCTTCTGGCTGGTCTGTTTGTCTGTCCATTGCTCGCTGGTTGCCAGACTAAGATTGCAGACAGCGTTGCCATTAGGCAGATACTTGATTTCTGGATCTTGGCCGCAAGTGCCAACCAAAATTACCTTATTCACGCCACGGGCCATTATTGCGATACTCCTTCAGATTGAAATGCTGGTGTCCGGATCTTCTGCTTCTGTTCATCAGTCAGCTTTCCTGACTGCTCTACTTTGGCGATAATGGCATCCGCTGTAGCTTTGCCGGCATCGATAGCCGCCAGCCATGCAGGAAGGTTTGCATCATACTTTTCGGTGTCGTAGTAGGCAACCGACAGCTTCTTGATCAGGTGCGGCTTGCGAACACCACGACGAGCGCTGATCAGTGTTTCGTAGTCGCCCTTGATATCGCCCAAGGCAGCGACCTTAATGCCGCCAACCTCAACGCCACCGTAGATGACAGTCGGATCGCCATACAGGGTGATTGCCTTGCCTACCCATTGACTAGACTTGTCGCCCCATCCATCAGGCTGAGCAATGCATTTGAGCATGCCCTTCGAAGGCTTGTATGGAGTTGCTGGGCATTCAACCATGTGGATGAATACTGGATGGTCCCGATCACCTGGCGTCACCTTCGATACCGTGAACGTCTGCGGACCAGTTAAGAACGTTTCGTAGTTGAGTTGATCGCTCTTAGGCTTCGTTGCTGCGCGGATATCCACATCTTCACTCATTCTTCTGCTCCAAAATCGATTTCTACTTCGTCGTTTTTCTCAAGCGCCCAAAACGGAAGCCCGATCAATTGTTCTTCTGAGGCGCCATCGTAACCGTCCCATACTCCGGATTCAAGGCAATTCGCATAAATATTTAGCGCGGATCGGTATTGCTCGCGACCTACAGCAATTGATTCATCATCCAGCCGATAGCACATGACGTTGTGCGGCGCCTTGCTCTCTACAGCGATGAACCCGAAGCCTTCCAGAACATCGCCAGTCGCCCAGTAATACGTGTCCATGTAGAACGCAGCTTGGAACGCATAGCCGTACTTGGCAATTGCATTGCTAAACCCACGCGGGCTAGCATCGGTCGTCGTCTTCAGATCCGGCGAGAACCCACGATCTAGCAGTCTGTCAAACCGGCAGCGAACAAGGATACCCGTCTCTGGATCTTTTGCGTATACCGACAGTTCGTTGTGTCCTTGCTCCTGATACAGCCACTTGTTCGCGACTGGATTTGCGCGCACTGCTGACTGCATTGCGCTGATCTGGTTAGCATCAGCCGAAGAGAGAACGCTATCAGCACCATGAGACGCGCATAGAGCCGTGTACTCTTTTGAGCGCTTATCCTTGCCTGCTGGCATAGTCACATACTGATCGGCAAACGACTCGGGCTCAAGGATTGCAGAGTGCGTAGCGCTGCCCATGAACATCGCGGCTGTCTGCTTGAAGTCGCCGTACTTGAAGTGTGCAGGACTGACCGCGATCTTCTTCAGGCCGGTGCAGCTAATCCCAGGCCCTGCATGGTACTCACTATTTGAAAGCTGGTCAGCCGTGTAGATGCCTGGCTTCATTGTCCATTGTGCGATTGCAGTCATTCTGTATCTCCATGTCGAGTATTCCAAAGCTTGGCGCAGTGCTCGGCGCTTGTCCAGCTCATAACGCTAAACGAGTGATTCAGGCGGAACGGTTCGGCGCAGTTCATGCCCCACACCTTACCCTCTACGACCTCTCTAGCTTCTGGCTGATGACCGCAGAATGGGCAGCCTTTGTGTTCTGTCATTTCGTCATCCCCCATAGCTTTACAAGCTGCATATATTTCTTCCGTTTCGCCTTGGTAATCCGATGCCCAAACTTATCAGCCTCGCCGATGATTGCTGTCCAGAGCGCGTCGCGGTAGGTCATGCGCTCACCAGGTCAAAGTAATGCTTGATATAGGATTCGCCAATCGCATCAAGAAATAGATCCTTGTCGCAATACGCAAGAATTTCTTCAATGCTTAACTGTGCTGCGAGCTGATCGGTATCCGCCTTAACCTCTACCGTGATCAGGTTGCGCATATTACGGTCGCGCTCGTAACCACCTTCTGCCTTTGCTTCGTATGCCAAAAAGCTGATTTCTCGAATTGCCATTTTTGTTACCCTCCATTTGTGTTCCATCACTCTATCCGCACACTTAATCGCCGTCAACAAAAAAGGCCAACTATTTCTAGCTGGCCTTTCTGTTCTGCGGAGAACTCTTATCTCATGCAGCTTTCGGCTTCCTGATCTCTTTCGGCACTTTCGACTGGAAACGCATGACGAGCTTGCGTAGGCGCTGCTCGAATTCGTCTCGGTCGTCGTCATTCAGGTGCTCGATGACCACAATCGCGTCATGCCATAGGGCTCCGTTCATGTGGTTTCCGGCTTTGACTAGGACGCCTTTGAGTTCTGGATCCTTGATGACCTCGGCAGGCTTTGTCAGCGACTTACGCTTATCGGCAACAGCGTCAACGATCTGGCGAACATTGGCGAACTGCTTGATACCCATCTTGTATCCGAACGCCGCCCTGAATGCCGACGCGTACTGCTTAATCGCCCTCGGTGCAGGAGTGACATTGATGCCGACAGATGGGCGGCCCTGTGTCGTGTTCCAGCCGTTGTCCTCATAGCCTTGAGCCAGCCACGGGTCAAATTTCTCCAGAGTGTCTATGTCTTCATCCTTGACTAGCTGCAAGAACCCGCCAGCAACATCGTCCAGCTTGTTTGCC